CTTCTAACACCCCTTTATCAGCATATTCTTTCTGTAAGGCTTCCATATTAAGTCCAGCATTCTCAACTGCTTTATCAGCAGTATCTTTATTTATAGATAAATCACCTTCGTTTTCTGTAGGTTTAGGAGTCTCTTCTTTTGGTTGCCCAACTTTAGACTCTAATTCACCATAAGCTTTCGCCATAGCTTCAGGCGTATCAAACTTTTCAGGAAGCCACTCTGGGCGTTCATCATTTTGCCCATCTTTTTTAAGCGTTGCTCCTTTTGGAGTTTGTTCTTCTTTAGGAGCTTCTGCTCCTGTTTCGTCAGATTGAATATCAATTTTTTCAACCATAATTTATAGTTCCTTTTTTAGTTTATTTCTCATCTTCGTCTTCAGTATCAGTATAGTCAGAATCATCCCAAGAATCAGCTTCATCATCTTCAGGAATTTCCATAGCACTCATAAGTTTATCTAGTTTGTCTTCTATTCTTTTCAGGATATTATCTTCATCGTACATAGTCATATTATTCTCCTTGTTGTTTTTGTGGTTCTTGAGGGTTACTCATCCCAGCCTGTTGTTGCATCATCTCTCTAGCTCCATCAACCATACCTGGAGTAGCCTTTTGAGCAACTTGTTGAGCAGTATCTTGCATTTGTTGTTGCTGTTGCATTTGTTGCATTTGTTGTTGTTCAGCCTGTAATTGTTCTTGAGATTTTAATAATCCTTCAGTATCTATACCATGACTTGTAGCAATTCGTTCTAATAAATCAGATGGATTTAATAATTTTACTACTTCAGGATTAATTTGAGCTAGTTGTCCTAACTCTGCAACAAATTCTCTTAATTTTTGTAAATCATTTCCACGCCCTAAAGCTTCAACGCCAGTAATAATTGTTGGGCTAACTGTTCCTTTAGGTAATTTTGGTATTTCATTTTTACTTCCCATGCGTTCCATTAATAAATTAACTAAAGGAAGCTGTAGTTCTAGTGACAATAAGGAATAAAGACCACCCATTGCAGTCTCTAGCTCTCTTGCCATATAGCGTATTTCTTGAGCAGTCACTCTTTCAGCTTGACGTTGAATAGCAGTGTGTAATAAGAAAGCATATTGCATTCTTTCTTCGATACGACCTATAGCTTTTTCTACAGTTTGTAAATCATAAAATTTATTTGCTTGTAATACTGCCACATCATCTGCATTACCTGTAATAATATCTCCATTACTAGCTGTTGCTATATCTCTTTTCTTTGTACTAGAGTTAGGTTTAACCAAGAAAACCATTTTAGCACTAGCAGCAGAACTCTCTACTAAAGCTTGAGATAATCCTTCAAGAGACTTCAAATCACCAATATACTCTTCTACATATGACCTTCCGTATGATTCTCCGTCTACACGCACCATACGCAAAGGCATAAAAGGAAGTTTATCTACTGGGTATGTACCGACAGAAGATGGGATTTTTATTCCTTTTACTTCTTGGCAAATATAAAATTTATCATTAGGCAGTCTATAAATATGTGTATATAAATCACAATCATTATCTGATTGAACATCTTCTTTGGACATTATCCCAAGAACTTGCTCTTGTATTTCTTTTTCTAAAGAAAGAATAGAAATGCATTCTTTTATCACAATTTCTAGAGGATTCCCTTCTCCATCACGAACACAAACATATTGATTAAGACCATAGACACGCATTGTACCATCTTTAGGAAGATAACAAAGTACATTACCACCTACAATAAGATGTTTAATTGCTTCAAATACAGGAACTCTAAGAGCTAAAGATTCAATCTTAGACATTACTGACCGTTCAATTTTTGATAAAGCTTTTTCTAAGGCAGTTTTAAATTGGGGTTGTTCGTCTACTTGTTGTTTAGCTTTTCCTTCCACAAGTAATCTAAAGAAAGGTTGATTGGGGGGTAGTAATAAAAGTAAAAGCTTAGATGCAAGATTATTCACACCCCTGCTTCCTATAGATTGGAAGGGGCTGTAGAAATCACTAGATTCAGTATGATAATTTTCAGGAATAAGAGTTGGTATAGTCAGTTCAGCACACTCACGCCCCCTTGAAAGATAGTGTTCTCTGTTTTCTTCTAATTTATTGTATCGGCTTTCAGCAGTATCGTTTATCACTTCAGATGCATCGTATTTTTCTTGCATTCTTTACTCACTATATATTAAGACCAGTTCCACCACCAGTATATGGGATGTTTAAGTCTGTCTGTAAAGCTGAAGTACCACCTGCAGATTTGGCTTTTTTCTTTTTAGCTTCCTCATCAGCAGTTTCTAGCTCTATCTCAGGTTGAGTCACAGCTTCCTGTTGGACAGGAGTTGGTCTATACATTTGAGGAGCAGCTTGTTGCCTTCCACCAAAACACATTACTCTTTTCCTTTCTTTTAAAAGTTATTTTTTATCGTCAGGCATTTTACTGCCTAAGACATTTTCTTCATTGCGTTTCTTTAGATTCAAAAGCCAATTAACTACGTTACGTTGTCCTGCTTTATACCATATAATTCTTTCATGGTCTTTTAAGTCAGGGCTTCGTTCAGGAAAAGTCTTATTCAATAAATCAATAAGGTCTTCCACTGTATAAGGTAATTGTACTTCCTCTAAAGGGTTGTTTGTAGGTTTTGTCATTGTTTTCCTATTCTAATATGGGTACTTATTAAGCCCATAAGTTCCCTGTTAGGTTAGCTTTAGTGTATTCAGTAGCACGATTCTCAAAGAAATTCGTGTGTTCAACACCATTTAGTATCCAATCCAACCATTTTAAGGGGTTGGTTTTCACTTTATAATTAGGTTTTAGACCTAGTTGAAGCAGTCTTCGGTCTGCTATATGGCGAATGTATTGCTTAACTTCGGAAGGTTCAAGTCCTTCCACGCCCCCTAGTTCAAAAGCAAGGTCAATAAATTTGTCTTCTAAGGCAACCATTTTCTTACAATTCAAATATAATGTACGTTTAAATTCATCGTTCCATATATATTTATGTTCATCTATTAAGGTATGGAATAATTTAATCATGCTTTCGACATGATGGCTTTCATCTCTTATAGACCATGTTACTATTTGACACATACCTTTCATCTTACCAAAGCGTTGAAAGTTAAGTAACATAATAAAAGATGCAAATAATTGTAAGCCTTCTCCAAAAGCTGAGAACACAGCAAGCTCTCTAGCTATTGATTTGATACCAGTACCTTTGCTTTTGAATAGATATTCATGTTTATCTGACATAGCTTTATAATCTTGGAAAGCTTTATACTCTTCATCAGGTAATCCTATAGTATCATTAAGTAGAGAGTATGAGTGTATATGATTAGCTTCACTTGCAGCAAACGCTGACAACATCATGCGTATTTCAGGTGGTTTAAATTTTGGTATATAGTTATTAAGATAAGCTGTCGCAATATCTATATCCCCTTGTGTGAAAAATTTTAGTATCTGTATGATTAAATTCTTTTCTTTTTGTGTTAAACGACTATTCCAATCTCTAACATCTTCTGCCAATGAAACTTCAGAAGGAAGCCAGTGCATCTTCTGTTGCATATCGTAGGCTTCAAATGCCCACCCATATTCAAAAGGTTTATAATGTAATCTGCTTTCTAATAAACTCATTTACCCCTCACAGGCTAAACAGTCAGAGTCAGGTCTTACAACTCTTTCTATTTTTTTAGAAATAATTTCAGCTCTTTTGATAGCTTCTGACCTGCAGTAGTACAGTGTTTTTAAATTCTTTTTCCATGCATTTAGATGAAGCAAATGTAAATCTTTAATGTTGACATCAGAAGGCACAAATATATTTACACTTTGAGATTGGCAGATATATTTCTGTCGGTCTGATGCTAGTTCTATAATCCAGTTTTGGTCTATCTCTATTGCTGTAGCAAAAACTTCCTTTTCCCAATCAGATAATTCAGATAGCTGTGCTACAGACCCTCTATCTTTAATTATTTTCTTCCAAGTGTTCTCTGTGTTAGTCCCTTTAGACTCTAACAACGCTTCTAAATATTTATTCTTCATCATAAATGTCCCACTCATAGTCTTTTGTGAATAGACATTAGCTCTTACAGGTTCTATCGAAGGACTTGTGCTACCACAAATAATACTGCTTGATGCATTAGGGGCAATAGCAAGAAGATGTGCGTTCCTCAATCCAGTTCCTTCCATGTCAGGGGCTTCGCCCCTTTCTTCAGCTAACTGTGTTGATGCTTTTATCGCTTGTTGTTTTATGTGGGAAAATATATTTAGGTTTTGTCCCTTCGCAAGAGCTGAAGCAAATGGAATCTTCTTGCTCTGAAGGTACGAGTGAAACCCCATTGTACCTAAACCGATACTGCGTTCACGTTTCGCTGAATATTTTGCTCTTCGTAAACTTTCAGGGGCATTGTTGATAAAGTATTCTAAGACATTGTCTAGGAATCTGACAACATCGGATATGAAGTGTGGGTCTTTTTTCCACTCATCATATTTCTCTAAGTTCAAGCTTGACAAACAACATACTGCTGTTCGGTCTTCACTTGTTGGTAAAGTAATCTCACTGCATAAGTTTGAATGGTGTACTCTTAACCCAAGCTTCTTTTGTGACAAGGGTAGATGCTTATTTATAGTATCTGTAAAACATAAATAAGGTTCACCTGTTGCTACTCTTGTCTCTAAAATTTTTTGCCATAATTTTTTTGCTGATACAATCCTCACTACTTTTTGTGTGTGAGGGTCAATAAGCTCCCAATCATCATTAGCACTAGGATTATCGGTGCAACCATCAATGATAGACATAAAGGAATCAGTAATATTAATAGCGTGATGAAGGTTAAGGCACTTTCTGTGAACATCGCCCCCACTCGGCTTGCGTATTTCAATAAACTCTTCAATTTCAGGATGGGATATATCTTGGTAACTTGCATAACTTCCTCTTCTTGTTTTTCCTTGAGAGAACGCTAACATTTCACTATCTACAACGTGCATGAACGGAACTGACCCTGAAGACTGCGACCCCCCTGATGTAGCTGTGCCATCAGAACGGATGTGTCCCCAGTATCCACCAATCCCACCACCAACGCTTGCTAACCAAGCATTTTCAGTGTAGTGTTCTGTTAATCCTTCTCTACTGTCTGGGACATAATTGAGAAAACACGAAATAGGCATTCCTCTCTTAGTCCCACCATTTGTTAATATAGGAGTAGCATACATGAACCACAACTTTGACACATACCCATAGATTCTGTCTGCCATTTCCACATCATCCGAATAACTCTTCGCACTTCTGTAGAAGGCTTCTTGTGGGGACTTCTCATTGTCAGCTAAGTATCGGTCTCTTAAAATTTTGAGACCTGCATCTGACAACAAAGTGTCTCTACTGTAGTCAATCATCAATCGCTATCCTTTCTTTTTCTTTTGTTCTTCTATCAGCATTTCAACATAACATTTTGCTTTCTCTAAGTCGGTAATGCCATTTTTATATTTGTATCTCATAATGTATTTAATGACATTACCTTCTGCAAAACTTAAATTGTTTGCTAGTATAAAAGTAATTGGTTCTATTTTATGTTTGGCGTAATGGTGTGGTGTATAGATTTCTTTCTTTAAGCTTGCCATAGTTTCACCTTGCCTGTGGCTTTATCGTAATCACCATAACGCAAAATTCGTGCAACCCTAGCTTGTTGTAAAGCATCCTTTTCTTCCAAGCCTTGTTTCTTATATGTATCCACAACAATAGACCACATATCTTTTATTGGAAGTTCAGCATCAGAAAGCAACCTATCAGCAGTAACTCTCCCAACAGAAGGACAACCTGTGTAGCCATCAACACTATCACCTGTTAGGGTTTGTATTAAATGCCACCTGTTACATTCTTTTTCGTCTCTGCGTACCACGTCTCTTCCATTAGCTGAAAGATAGCAGGGTATTTGTTTTAAATCCTTATCAACAGAACAAACAATATATTGTTTTACAGCTCTGTTAGTAGGGGTTGTGGCAAGAATACCCATAACATCATCAGCTTCAAGATGAGGATACACAATAGCCTTATACTCTTTTATTAAAAATTCTCTAAGGGCTTTAAGAACTAAAGGTTTACGTTTATCTTTACGATTATCTTTATAGCTAGGTAGTACGTCTTTCCTAAAATTAGAAGAATCTGTTAATGCAATCTCAACTTTCTTTGCATTAAGTTCATCTTTAAGACTTTCAATTTGGCTAACAGCTAAATATTTAGCTTGTTCCTCATCAGCATGATAAGTCCAAATTGTACTCTCTTCCCATTTAATGCTTACTTCTGCCTTGCTTGCAGACTTGTAAGCTAGTATGTCACCATCAATAAGTAGTGTTCTCATTAGAAACTCCTCTCATTTTGTTGGTCAAAAAGTTTTGATAGTGGTATTAACACACACTTCGATGCATTATTATCACCTACCATTTTGAAGTTAGACTTCCATTTCCTAACTATTTTCTTCAGTGTTGGTACATCAAAGATTAGTTTACAATAATCTTTCTTTCCTTTAGCTAGAATATGTACCCAATAGTCAGCTTTAGTAACAGAAAGCCCACTAGGTTTTCCACGATACTCTGTTTCAATGGCAATGTTTCCAGTTCTATGCCACCAATCTCTCTCTGTTTTAACTTCAATCTTATTTTTCTTTTTATCTAGTAAAGATGCAACTCTATCTTCTCTCTCTTTACCATACTTTAAGTCTATATCAAATTTAGTGTTTTTCATTAGTGTGTTCCACTCCAATCTGTTGATATTTTATACTCACCTGTAAGTGGTAAGCGTAACTTTAAGTGTTTACCTGCTTTTGCTATAGCATTAACAGCAAGCTGTCCGACTTTGTCGGCTTTAGCTTCAGGACATTCAATTTGTATTTCATCATGTACCCAAAGTAGTTGTTGCACACCTTCTATATCTTGAACAGCTTTATCAAATTCAATAAGCCATTGCTTACAGACTATAGCACCTGCACTTTGTAAAAGTGTGTTTAAAGAAGAGAAAACATTTCTAACCTTTACTCTTCTCTTATCAAGACCAAGCAAGTATCCCTTAAAGTCTGCTGACTCTTGGACTTTACTTGTTAATTCAGCTAAAGCAGGGAGTCTATTTAAGAAGCGTTGTCTAACTTTAGATGCTTCTCTTGTACTCTTTCCTGTAACTTCAGCTATCTTTCCTATGCCTGCTCCATAAAGCCATGCATAAAGAAATCGTTTACTTATATCTCTTGTTTCAAGTCCTGCTAATTTTTGGTTCTCTGTATGTATGTCACCATTGACAACAATATTAGCATACTCACCTTTGTCATACTTAGCTAGGTAATGCCCAAGTAATCTAAGTTCCAAAGAAGCAATGTCTACTCCTACTAAAACCTTACCTTTTGGGACAGTGAATAACTCTCTAAATCTTTTACCATAAGGCACACTCACAGCAGGGACTTGTCCTAAATTCGGTGAACTGTGTGTTGCTCTACCTGTAATTGCTGAGTTAGTATTAACTGTACCATGTATTCGACCAAGCTTTTCTACTTTAAGATAGGCTTGCTTACCTTCAGCTAACATCCCAATTCTTTTTTCTAAAAGAAAATATCTCGCTAAAATTTTTGCTTCAGGATATGCGAGTCCTTTAAGTATCTTGTCGTCAACTTTAGGCTTTCCATTATTAGTAAAGACTGTAGGTTTCCATCCATACTTAGACATCAATCTTTGAGCAATGTTTTGTCTGCTTGATGGGTTGAAATCTTCATACCTTACTTTAATAAAAGGTTCACCTTTAACATATCCTCTAGTTTTGTTATTAATTTTTGGGATAAACTCTTCTTCAATTTTCAATGGTAAAAAAGTTTCTTCCATTTGTTTTTTAATTGTATTTCGTTCAAGAGATAATTCAGCATAAAGAGAAATAGCTTTTCCTTTATCAAACATCACACCATATTGCTCTTGCTTGCTTATAATCTCTGCAACCTTCTGCTCTAACTCTAAAGCAAAGGGTGAATAAGGTTGTCCACATATTCTTCGCCATAACTTATGAGTAATTTCTACATCTTGAGTGCAGTAGTCTAACATTTGCTGTGTAAATTCTGACCAATCAGTTTCAATCTCTTTCTTCGGCATCCCTAGTCTAACTCCCCATGCTTTTAAGCTGTGCTTGTTGACTAATGCTCTTGGGTATCCATGTTGATGCACTCTCTTCATATCCCCTTCCATAAGGTCTGACCATATCAATCGAGTAGCAACCAATGTATCAAAAAGTTTTGCATTGGTTGTGAAACCAAAAAGCTTTTTCAATACTGGTAAATCAAATTTTATTATATTGTGTCCTATTAAAACATCAGCTTCAGACATAAGTTCAAGGGCTTTCTTGACATTGACCCTAATAATACAATCATCATCCACATCTTTTAAAACAATGCAGTGAACCTTATCACAATCATCAAGAAGACCATTGGTCTCAATATCAATAACGTATCTCATTATATCACCTATAATAATAGTTAATAAAATCATTTATTGGACATAGCTCTTTAAAGCCACAAAAAGCTGTCCAAGAAAATACTAGTAATAAAGCAAACATCATAACGACTAGGAAAACATCTACCCCATGTTTTTTTAAGTGGATTTTTAAAGAATATATCCCTTCCATTGATTCATGCCATTTCATTTTATTTTTCCTTCTTCTTAGCTAAGAGCATA